GACCGAGCCGTAGTCCACGACTCGGCGTTCGAACCAACGCCCGCCATCGATCTGGCCGTACTCGGTGTAGTGGTGCGCGTGTAACGTCAACTCAGTATGTGCGGTGTGCATGACATCCTCCGATGCTCAGTCACAACTCCAACAATCTTGCGGTCCAGTAAGCGATGTTCTCGTGCGCGCGCTCCTGGTCCTTCTTACTACCTGTCTTGAGCCACATCTGCTGCTGCCTGATCTGCTCACGGCACGCTTCTTTCTCACGGTCTTGCTTTACGCGCGCCCAGTGCTGCTCGTATTCAATGACGGTGTCCATCACAACTCCAACAATCTTGTGGTCGCTTCCGCGAGAGCCTTCTCAACCTGCTCACGCAGTGCTGGGCCACCGGGTCTAGGCTCAGCCAACCATGCGAGGTGCGTATTGATGTCGTGCAGCGCATCCTCCCGCTTCAGCCGACGCTCAAGCTCAGCGATGGCGTGCTTTGGAAAGTACTGGGTCATCTCAGCCGTTCCAAGGTGCGAGCAGCATGACGCCGAACACGATCAGCGCAACGGCGAACAACCAGCCCGGGATGTTGTTAGGGTCGTCCATCACAGTGTTGTCCCGATGAGTACGCCGCACACGATCAACCCGCAGATCGCCCAAAACTGCCAGTCAGCCATCCAGATGCGCCGTGTCGACAGCACACAAGGCAGGACCAGCATGATGAATAGTGAGAGGGCGAGTGTCATGCGCTCACCTCGTCGGCCACCGCGCCCATGCGTGCCGCGACCATCGTTGCCAGCCGCTCCTCACACCACTTCATGTCGCGCTCGCTCATCACCTCGTTGGCGAGCCTCGTGGTGTAGTGCCCGATCCAGTACTCGATCTGCGCGTGGTTGTGCTCGGCGCGCTTGTCGAAGAGACCGTGGGGGGAAGTCATTCCCGCACCTTGGTGTCTGTATAGACGTCTGCCTCGCTGGATGCCACGTCGCGCTTGGCAAAGGCATCGACGGTGCCCAGGACCAGCATGACGAGCAGCACGATACCGAACAGAGCCAGCACGGCGATCGCAGGTGCCCAACCATTGAAGGCGTCCTGCATCAGTTGGCCGATGGTCGAGAAGATCGCGTCATCCACGGTTGCGTTGTTCATGGTGTAGCCTCGTGTGCGTTTGTGATAGGTGAACGTGCGTGCTGCAGTGTTGGTGCCGGCTTGCTGTCCTTACTACTTCATCCATCTCTTCGCCGCGAACACAGGTAGAAGACTCGAAGAGATGGCCCGCGATCATGAGGACGGCTTGGTTAGGCTCGGTCGGCCGGCGGCAACCGCTTAAGGCTCGCGGGGATGTATCAGGTTCCGACAGGGTTTAGCTTGGCCGCGTCACCGTGGTAACGAATGGCGGCCTTGTTGTAGGCGTGCGCTGCCTCATCCAATGTGGCGTGCGTGCCGAGGCTGATCCGCTTGTATCCACCAGCCTGCTTGACGTAGATGTATGCCCGGAACACCACGCTGTATTTCAACTGCTCCGACATCACGCCGACTCGGCCAAGCGGGTTGATGTTCTCACCACTGTCTGAGTACATGCGCTACTCCGGGTTGATGCTAACGCGATGGGTTGAATATATACACACGTTAGCGGGTTGTCTAGCGGAAAGAACAGATGGTTAGTGGGTTACGCCACAGCTTCGGGTAAACCCTTGCGTTGATCCGTCAACAACAGGACCGGATCCGTGCGCGTCGGCAGTGGAACAATGGACTCCACGATGCGTGGCTTGAATCGTGGGTTAGTCAAGTCCAACACGTATAGCGTGTTTAATGTCTCGACCATGCCGAGGTCAGGATCAAATGCCACGATAGTGCTGGACTTGATTGACTGGCATCCGAGACGCGGATGATCGAGCGCAACCCCATACAATGAACAGCCCATCATGTGCCAGCTTGTGATGCGCACGAATGGCTTGTCGTCCGGGAAGTCGACGAGCGTCTGAATAAGTTGCGCGTTCATGTGGGTTTAATCCTCATGGTTGTGAGCAGGTATCTGGCGGTAAAGTGCCAGGTATCGGGCGGTTCGTGTTGCGCTAAGTCCTTGATTCCACAGCATCCACGCAAATGTCGGCGAATTTATGGGTGCGTGCTGTATGAGAGTGAGAGATACCATGTGCGCCACGAGTATTTAACTTAGGCTCGTGGACTCTCACGCGATACACCATATTTCTACCGGACAAATAGCCAGATAGCTAGTTATATACCTCAAACCCTTATGGCATATAGGGTTCGTATCTGCTAATGGAACGGGCGGTGAATTAGCCACCGCCAGATATCAAGCTACAAGATGGCTTGCAACTTACCATCCTGCTTCACAACGTACTGCTTGCCACCTCTCCAGATACGAGGCAGCCGCTCAAGCACCCCACGATTGAGGTGCTTGGGTTGATCGGGAGAGCGCGCGGCATAGACCGCGTCGCGCTCCATCATGATGGCGACGTGGCTACGGAACATCACGCTGCCTTGACAGCCGGCAGTTCGACGTCGTCATCTTCCGTGATGCTCGTGGAATGGTACTCAGCCACAGCTGCGCTCACTGCGCTGTACAGATCCATGCCCTTGACCGACTTCGGATCCTTCTTCACGGCAGCCTCGATGCGCTTGAGCATCTTGGCAACCATATCCTCCACGTCAAGCGTGGACACCAGTTCCTCCTTGATGGTCTCGTGCCATTGCTGTCCTTCAAGCAATGCCGCACCATCGAACGCGAGACCATCGCGCTTGAAGAAGCCAAACTTCTTCGCTTGCGTACTGAACGCAAACGGACCAAACGTTTCCATGTACTTCACAAACGCTTGCTTGCGACCGCCCTTGGGCAATGCCTCAAGCAATTCATTCGCGTACTTGATGTCGCCATGCGCAATGGCGTGACCAATTGCGTGGACGGCAGCGTGTTGGATCATCTTGTCCAACTTGGCACCTGCGCGACCAATCTTGCCGATGTAGACCACGAGATCGGCGCCGGATGCCAGTTCAAATGCCTTAGCCATGATAAACCCCTGTCAGTAAGTGGTATCAAGCACCCTAGGATTAAGGTGCTTGAGAGTCCTTACGGAACTCTTGCCCACGCCGCCTATAGCTTGGTTATCGATTCAGCGGCGTAGGACTTACACAGAGAGAATGCGCACACTCCCTCCGTGCTTGTGGCGTCCCGCGGGTTTCGCGCCACCTAGGAATTCGCCACTCGTAAACGCGCCGTTCATCTGGCTCACGCTTTAGTGAGTTATCCCTACCGGTCAGTGATTGAACCTGACCCGCGACCTCGGCTTTACGTGCTCACTCGTAGGAGTGCCTAGTATCCGATCGCACCACTTGCCGCTGGCGACATTGCGTGTCTACCCCTTAACAGAGCGTCTACGCGTCCGCTTGCATGGTCCCCGCTTACAACCTTCCGGGCTTAGGGGCTTGCCGTTACTCGGGAACAGGGCTCCCTTGCTAGTGGTCGATCGGTGAATTCACCGCCTGTCAACGCGAGTGCGTCGCATTCAGGCTTGGCCCCCACCCCCACCCCCCAGGAGGACCAAGCACCCCCCGGGGGGGCACCCCGATTACCCCTTACTCGTATCGCGCCTCCTATTTTTTAGGCATACATACATCCTACGCACACGAAAAAATATTTGGACATACGCATACATACCTGCTAACTTTTCCTTGCCGGTTAGGTGCTTGCGCCCACTAAGCTGGCCACCGTGAGCAGGTTTCTTACCCGAGGGGCCGTGCTCACGACCAAACACACAGGAGTTGTCCAGATGATGCTGCCGATCTATGCGTACATGCTCAACGGGCTTGCCGTCTGCATGTATCTGGACATTGTCTTCGCATTTGCAGGAGGGCTATCTCATGCAGCAGCTAAGCCTGCCGCTCACGACTGACATAGTCGACTTCGGCGTGGCCCTTCAGTGGCTGCGCATGGGCGAGCGCGTGACGCGCACCGAGTGGAACGGCGGCAAGTGGCTCGAGATCACGGACGTTGAGTACGTGCGCTGCGGACACCACCGGAAGGCTGCGGTGATCGACGTGGTCCAGGAAGACGACGCGTTCACCTCGTGGCAACCCGACCAGACCGACATCCTGGCCAACGATTGGAGACTTGCGAAATGACCGAAGCAGATCACACCCCGAACCTCCCGCCCGACGAACCGGAGATCCCGGAAGACGGGCCCGCCGACTTCACCACCGCACTCGCCTGGATGAAGGCCGACAAGAGCGTCAAGCGCGCGCACTGGCCGGATGGCAAGTTCCTCACGCACCCCGGGTTCGCCAACGCGAAGCCCGGTGCGCCGCTCGATCCGTTCATCCTTACCGACGGCAAGGAGAGCGGGCCGTGGCACACCACCACGCCGGACCTGAACGCCGAAGACTGGATGGTCGCGTAATGAGCAAGACACCGGAACCGATGATCCGCTGCAACTTCTTCCTGCCGCCGCGGGTGGTTGCGGAGTTGAAGAAGCGCGCGGCCGCCGTCGGCACGCCGGTGTCGGAGCACGTTCGCCGAGCCCTCCTCGAGTACCTCGACATGGAGCCGAAATGAGCGATCCGACGCAAGAACCTCTACCACCCAAGCCCGAAGGGCAGACGCCGGTCTTTGTCGTGGACTTCTACCTCGACGAGCAGGGCAAGCTGGACGTTCATGCGAACGGCAACCTGAAGGACATGGACCTGAACCAGCGCTTTGCGCGCGCACTCAGGGACGTCGCCGACTTCATCTGCACACCCTCTGATGTCAAAAAACACTAAGCCGACGTGGCCCAAGGCTGCCCGTGGATGCAAGATCCCGATCTACGGCGGGCAGGTGTGCATGGTCAACACAGCCGCCGACTTCCGCGCGATGAAGGTGTGGGCGGGGCTGCCCAGCGACAAACAGCTGGCGAGCGGCGGCGTCACTTGCTGCATCCAGACGACCGACAAGAAGACGGGCGAGTGGTCGGGCCGGCCGGTGTACCTCGTGGGGGTCTTCGACGGCTCTGAGGTCACGCTCGCGCACGAGCTGATCCACGTCTGCTTCGGCATCGCTGAGGATGTCGGCCTGACGACCGAACCGGGCAAGGCCAACGAGTCGTTCGCCTACCTGCACACCGCGTTGATGGTGGCCCTGCGCAAGTTCCTCAAGCAGCCGAAATGAAGGACAAGGAGCTCGTACCCTTCGATCCGCTCAACGACGCGCGGCTGCAGATCCCGGCCGAGATGGTCGCGGAGATGGCCAAGGGGCTCGAGGAGCCCGTGGACGTCGCGCGCCGGTACGGCTTCGCGGGAGTGCGTTGGGACCAGCTCGCCACATGGCAGCCGTTCCTCGATGCGGTCGACAAGAAGCGCGCGGAGCTCGCGGCCGAGGGCTGGACGTTTCGGACCAAGGCAGGGCTGCTGGCCGAGATGATGCTCGACGACCTGGGCCGCATCGGCCTGTCGTCCGACGTGCCGCTGATGCAGAAGCTGGCCGTCACTGAGGCGCTTGTGAAGTGGGGCGACAAGGCGCCGAAGGCCGCGGCCGCGCAGCAGGGCAGTGGCTTCACGATCAACATCACGCTCCCCGGGCCCGCTGCCGCCGCCGCGATCGACATCACCCCCACCGTCTCCGATCCGGTCCTCACGATCGACATCCCTGACCACGAGATCCCGGACGCATGAGCGAGCAGCTGAGCTACCAGCCCCCCCGCACCCTCTCGGGGTTCTTCGCCTCCGACAAGTTCATCAACTTGGTCGTGGGCCCGGTCGGCTCGACGAAGACCACCGCGGGCATCCTGAAGATCGCCTACGAGTCGAAGCGCATCCGCGCGTGCCGCGACGGCATCCGGCGCTCGCGCGCGATCTGGATTCGGCAGTCCCGCGAGCAGCTGCGCGACACGTCGATCCCCGACTTCCTGCGCTGGTACCCTGACGGCCTCGCCGGCATGCTCGAGAAGACCAACTACCGGTTCGTGCTCAAGTTCTCCGACGTCGAGTGCGAAGTGCTGTTCCGGGGCCTCGACGACGCGGGCGACGTGCGGCGGCTGCTCTCGCTGCAGGCGACCTTCGCGATCGCGGACGAGTTCCGGGAGCTGAACCCCGAGGTGTTCGACACGCTGCAGGGGCGCCTGGGGCGCTACCCATCGAAGGCGGACAACGGCGTGGGCGCGTGCGACGACTACGGCAACCAGATCGACAAGTTTTGGGGGATGAGCAACCCCCCTGACCTTGACACGTTTTGGGAGACGTACCTGTCGAACCCGCCGGCCAACGCCGCGGTGTTCTTCCAGCCGTCGGGGCTCTCGCCGTCTGCCGACTGGCTGCACTACCTGAAGGACGACTACTACGAGAACTTGTGCGAAGGGAAGTCGCAGGACTGGATCGACATCTTTGTCCACGGCAAATTCGGCAAGTCGCTCTCCGGCCAGCCGGTGTTCCGCTCCTTCGACATGGACCTGCACGTCGCCAAGAGCGAGTTGCGGCCGATCCGCATGAGCACGCGGCCGCTGATCCTCGGGCACGACTTCGGGCTGACGCCGGCCTGCACGATCAACCAGATCGACCCGCAGGGGCGCTTCCTCACGTACGACGAGCTGACCAGCGACGGGATGGGTGAGCTGCGGTTCATCCGCGAGAAATTGAGGCCGCTGCTGGCCTCGCGCTTCGCGGGGATGGATGTGCTCGTGGTAGGCGACCCGGCAGGCACCCAGCGCGCGCAGACCGACGAGAGGAGCGTGTTCGACATCCTGAAGCAAGAGGGCTTCCGCGTCATCTCCGCGCGCAGCAACTCGATCGTGCAGCGGGTGTCGGCGGTCGACCAGTGGCTGACCCGGATGGTGGACGGCAAGCCCGCCCACCTGATCGACCCGCGCTGCAAGGCGCTCATCAACGCGCTGCGCGGCGGCTATCGCTACAAGCTGCGCAACAACGGTGACGTTGACGACACCCCGGAGAAGAACCGGCACTCGCACATCGCCGACTCGCACCAGTACGCCGCGATGCACGCCGACGGCAACCTGACGGGCGGCTCGACGCGGACCAAAGCGCAGGTAATCGGTGCGTCCCCATTTAGGTGGGTTTGATCTTTCCTGTTAGCAGGTTATGTGCTATACGTTAGCGAGTTCCCCTACACTTGCCGACGGCTATGGACACTCCCTTCGAGCTGAATCCGAATACAAGCACGCAGGTGCTGACCGCCGGCGTGGCGAGCAGCTCGATCACGCTGCCTGCGGGCTGCGCGGCGGTGCGCATCTACAACGGCGGTGCGAACACCGCCTACCTCGCGGCCGGTGACACGAGCATCGCGGCGACCACCGCCGGCGTGCCGATCCCGCCGGGGCTCGTCGAAGTCTTCGGCGTCGCGGGGATGAAGAAGCTGGCGGCGATTACGCTGACCGGCACCGCGGCACTCTCGGTCTCGGCCGGCTGGGGGTCGTAATGGGCATGCGCGCCTTCGCCCCATTCAGCGCAGTCCTCGCCAAACGGGCGCTGCTGCGCGCCATCCCCCTCGGGGATTCGATCACGCAATCCAACTCTGCCGTCTCGGGCGGTGGAGTCTGGACCCTCTCGAATGGCTACGCCGAAGCGACGCTGATGAAGGGCGGCGGCCGGTTCCAGGTCTTGAGCAACGCCGGCGTCAGCGGCCAGACGGCCGCGCAGATCCTGTCCCGGGTCATCACCGACGTGATCGCGAAGGGCGCGGATGTGTGCCTGTTGCAGTCCGGCACCAACGATCTGCCCACCTGCGGCACCAACGCGGGCATCACCGCGCTGATGAACACGCTCGAGCAGACGGTGCGCACGCTGCTGAACGCGGGCGTGGCGGTCATCCTCACGACGCCGCCGGCGAACAACAACTACCCGGTTGCCTGCCGCAACGTCCAGCGCTTCTACTACATGCTCGCGCAGTACTACGGGCTGCCGCTGCTCGACATGTTCCGCCTGACCGTCGACGCATCGACGGGAAACTATAAGGCGACGCTCTCTGCCGACGGCACTCACCCCAACGACCTGGGCGCGCAGACCATCTCGGATGCGTTCGGCGCGTCGCTCGCGAACCCGGGCTCGCTGATTGCGCCGGTGTACCTCGCGGGCTTCTCGGAAGCGGCTTCCAACAACCAAGCGAACATGCTGCAGAACGGCTCGTTCGCGGCCGGCGGCACGAACCCGACGGGTTGGGGCCCGAACTTTACGGGTGCGACCGGCGCGAGCGCGGCGGCGGCTGCTCCCTACACCGGCAACACTTTCACGTACACGAAGTCGAGCGGCACGGGCGCCTATGCGCTGTTCGGTGCGGGGGCGAGCTCCGCGTCGTACTCTGCGGGCGACACGCTGGTCTACTCGGGCCACCTGAAGGTCACGGGTCTCGCGGCGAGCCCCAATGGCTACACGGCAGCGCTCGCATTCGACTCCGGCGGCACGGCCGCGCCGATCAATCAGGTCAAGACGAACGGCGAGTACGTGTTCTGCCAGGAGATCGTGGCGCCGGCGACTCCCGGCAATGCGACGCCGCAGCTGTTCGTGCAGGACGTCGGGGTCTACGCGGTGAACAACTTCACGCTCTGGAACAAGACCACGTCTGAAGCCATCTGGAAACCGGGGCAAATGTAATGGCACAGGCCATCAACCTCACCTCGGGCCAAGCGCCAGGATCGACTTCGGTTGGCGGCATCATGCAGATGAAGTCGCTCAGCCAGCTGCAGTCGGAGGAGCGCGCGGCCGCGCAGGCGGCGAACAACGACTCGGTCGTGCAGGGGTTCGCGGGGCACATCAAGAAGCTCTGGTGGGACGCCCGCCAAGCCAAGGAGATGACCGCCGAGATCAAGATGCTGCAGTCGGTGCGCCAGCGCCGCGGCGAGTACGACCCGGATATGCTCGCGCAGCTTGCCGAGCAGAACAGCACGACCATCTACATGATGCTGACGTCGAACAAGTGCCGCGCGGCGGCATCTTGGATCCGCGACGTGCTGCTCAACTCGACCGACGACAAGCCGTGGACGCTCGAGGCGCCGCCGGTCGCTGACATGCCGCCGCAGCTGATCGAAGAGATCATGCAGATCGCGCAGCAGCAGCTTGCCGCGGCGATGCAGCAAGGCCAGAACCCGTCGGACTTCGAGGTGCGCCAGATGCTGATGGCGCTCAAGGACATCGGCCTCGCGCAGATCCAAGACATGGCGCAGCAGGACGCCGACCGGATGGAGCGCAAGATGCAGACGCAGCTCCTCGGCGGCGGCTGGCTGCGCGCGCTCGCGGAATTCATCGACGACATCACGACATTCCCCTCGGCCTTCATGAAGGGGCCGGTGGTGCGCAAGCGCCCGAAGCTGAAGTGGGTGCAGGGCCCGGGCGGATGGGCGCCGGACGTGCAGCAGGAGCTCTCGCTCGAGTGGGAGCGCGTCGACCCGTTCATGATGTACCCGGCGCCGGACGCGTCGAACGTCGAGGACAGCTGGCTGATCGAGCGCCACAAGCTGCAACGTGCGGACCTGAATGCGCTGATTGGCGTCGAAGGCTACTCGGACCAAGCGATTCGCGCGGTGCTCGATGCCTACGGCAAGGGCGGCCTGCGGGAATGGCTCTACGTCGACACCGCCAAGGCGACGGCTGAAGGCAAGGCGACGATCGGCGTCGCGACCAACCCCTCCGAGCTGATCGACGCGCTCCAGTTTTGGGGCTCGGTGCAGGGGCAGATGCTGATCGACTGGGGCATGGACGAGACCGAGATCCAGGATCCGCTCGCCGAGTACCCGATCGAGGCATGGCTCATCGGCAGTTGGGTCATCAAGGCTGCGATCAACCCCGACCCGCTCGGCCGCAAGCCGTACTACAAAGCATCGTACGAGGAAGTCCCCGGCGCGTTTTGGGGCAACTCGGTGGCGGACCTGTGCCGCGACACGCAGGGCATCTGCAACGCGGCGGCCCGCGCGCTGGTCAACAACATGGGGCTCGCGAGCGGGCCGCAGGTCGTCTACAACGTCGATCGGCTGCCCGAGGGCGAGAAGCTCACGCAGATTTACCCCTGGAAGATCTGGCAGGTCACGAGCGATCCGCTGTCCAACAGCAGCCAGCCGCCGATGCAGTTCTTCCAGCCGCAGTCGATGAGCCAGGAACTGATGATGGTCTACAACCAGTTCTCCGCGCTGGCCGACGAATACACCGGCATCCCGCGCTACATGACCGGCGACTCGCCTTCGGGCGGCGCTGGCCGTACGGCCTCGGGCATGTCGATGCTGATGGGCAACGCCGGTAAGTCGATCAAGCAGGTCATCGGCAACATCGATGACCGGGTTATCGAGCAGGCGATCGACCGGCTCTACTACTACAACATGCGCTACAGCAGCGACTCCGACCTCAAGGGCGCGGTCAATGTCGTCGCGCGCGGCGCGGTCGCGCTCATGCAGAAGGACGCGGCGCAGCAGAAGCAGAGCCAGTTCCTGCAGGTCGCGCTCGGCAACCAGATGGTGCAGGACGTGGTCGGCAAGGAAGGCATCGCCGAACTCATCCGCAACGCGGCCAAGACGCTCGACATGGATGCCGGTATTGTGGCGCCGCTGCCGGTCCTCAAGCAGCGCTGGGCGCAGGAGCAGCAGGCCGCCGCGGCGCAGCAGCAGAAGATGCAGCAACAGCAGTTCGCGCAGGCGTTCATGATTAAGCACGGCGTCATGCTTCCGGGCCAAGCGCCGCTGGTGCCGCAGGAGCTCCAGGAGATCATGACCGGCCGGCCGTCGCAGGTGCCCCTGCTGCCGGGTGCGCCGCCAGCGCCGCAGGGTCAGCAGGGCCAGGGTGCTCCTGGTCCGCGTCCAGGTCCGGGCGCGCAGCTCTCGAGCGGGGCGCCGGTGACGAACAACTTCGGAGCCAGCCGTGGTGGGTGAGCAAATACAGGAGATGCACCGGCTAGGCTTCTCGCTCGAGGAAGCCGTCCGGATCCTCAACTTGATGTCGCCGCCCGACGCGCCGCGCTTCATCGTGCGACAGATGGACAACCATCCATTCATCGTCGACACGAAACCCCCTTCGCAAACGGGTTGAGCTTTGTTAGCATGTACGCAGCAAGTAGTTGACACGTACACATACATACGTTAGGAGTACGAGATGGCAAAGAGCGGAACCGGTAGCATGGCGGCCCTGCAGCACGGTCGCAATGGCGCCGAGCTGGGTCAAGTGACCGCCGGCGGCAGCGTCAGCGCTGGTGCGGTGGCTGGCTCGCCGTCGTCCACTTCCATCTCGGGCAAGTTCCACGAGCGTCCCGGCGGCGGCGAAATCAGCCAAGTCACCAACAAGGGCGACGGGCTGTCGAAGTGAAGCGCGTCGTCTCGCCGCATACCTATGCGGCGTATTCGCGACTGCGGGCAGCAGAGTTCACACACCTCGTGACACACCTTCGGGAGTCGCTGGACGAGGCGGTAGGACGGCTCAAGCAGGCGCGTGCAATGGACGATGTTGCTCGAGCACAAGCCGAGATTGAAGTTCTCGAGAAGATTTTGCAGTACGTGGATGAGGGTGAAGCCCTCGCCCGCAAGCTGGCCAAGTAGGACCCGCGCTGCGCGGCCGACCGTAGAGACGGGGCCAAACAGCACACACCCAACACATTGCCGCAGACCGTAAAGCTGCGGGCGCTGACCGTAAAGACGGAGCGCCCAAACCAAGTCGGAGCGGGGAGGAAGTGATATGCCGTTGCCGAGCGCAGTTCAGGCCCAAGCCGATGCAGCCGATGCCTATATGGCCCAGCTTGCTCAGACCGGAAACCCCGCAGTGGACCCGGAGACTGGCGAGCCGATCCAGCAGGGCACCCCGGCACCGCAGCCGCCCCTGACACCCGCACCGCAGCCGGCCCCGACGCCTGTACCGCAGGAGCCGACCGAGCCCAAGTGGGAACAGAAGTACCACACCCTCAAGGGAATGTTCGACGCAGAAGTTCCGCGCTTGAACGATGCCGTACGGCAGCTTATGGCCAGCAACCAGCAGCTCATGGCTGAGGTTGGGACGCTGAAGCAAGCCGCGCCGGCCCCGGCCCCCGCAGCACCGACGCCGATTGTTACCGACCAGGACAAAGAGAGTTTCGGAGCAGACCTCGTTGGACTGATTGAGCGCGCAACGTCGCAGGCAGTGGCCCAGGTAAAGGCCGAGCTTGGCGGCGAGATTCAGCGGCTCAAGCAGGAGAACGGACAGCTCAAGTCCCAGGTGGGCACGGTTTCACAGCAGGCAGCCGCCAATACGCACGAGACATTCGTCGACCGCCTTGGCAGGAGCGTGCAGAACATGGCGGCGATCAATGTCGACCCCGGGTTCCTCGCGTGGCTGCAGGAGATTGACCCGATCTACGGGCTCCCGCGCCAAGCGGCGCTGGACAACGCAGTGAAGAACCTCGATGCGGAACGCGCGGCGAAGATCTTCAACGCATACGTAGGCACGTTGACACCTCCTACCCCCCCTGTGAACAACACCCCCCCGGCGAACGATCTCAACCGTCAGGTCACTCCGCCTCGGAGCCGCAACACCCCGACGCCGCCTCAAGAACAGAAGCGTATGTGGTCGCAAGCATCCATTACGCAGTTCTTCCAGGACGTACGACGCGGGGCCTACACGGCAGAAGAAGCGGCGCAGCTTGAAGCAGACATCTACGTCGCCGCAAACGAGGGACGCGTCCAAGCGTGACGCTCACGGTCGTGGCGACATGAACCCAACATTTGTTAGGAGCATGGCATGTCCACGATCACTCCCGGCGCAGTATATCCGATCAACGGCGGTGGCTTTAACTCCCCGGCAGGTCAGGTCGCTTACGGCGGCACGGCCTATTCGGGCACCTTCATTCCGGCCCTCTGGTCGGGCAAGCTCGCGCAGAAGTTCTACGCAGCCACCGTGTTCGGCGAGATCGCCAACACGGACTGGCAGGGCGACATCTCGGGCATGGGTGACACGGTCATCATCAACACCATCCCGACGATCAACATCTACAGCTACTCGGTTGGTCAGAACCTGAACTACGACGTGCCGACGCCGTCGACGATCACGCTTCAGATCAACAAGGGCAAGTACTTCGGCGTGAACGTGAACAACGTTCTCGAGTATCAGGCCAAGCCGAAGCTCATGGACATGTTCACGAACGACGCGTCCATGCAGATGAAGATGAACATCGACAAGGACGTGCTGCTCGGCACGTACAACGGTGGCGCCGCGACCAACATGGGCGCGACGGCCGGCAAGGTGTCGGGTTCGTTCAACCTCGGCACGGATACCGCACCGATCGCCCTCACGCCGGCGAACATCCTGTCGTACATCACGTCGCTCAGCTCGGTGCTGGACGAAGCGAACATCCCGGAAACGGATCGCTGGCTGGTCATCACGCCGGTCGAGCGCCAGATCCTGATGCAGTCGAACCTCGCGCAAGCGCAGTTCATGGGCGACGGCAGCTCGATCCTGCGTAATGGCAAGATCGGCGTGATCGACCGCTTCACGGTCTACGTGAGCAACCTCACGCCGCGCGCGACTGCGGGCCATGACTTCTCGGGCGGCACCGTGGGCGGCACGCTCAAGCGCCATTCGATCGTCGCGGGTCACAAGGCAGGCATCTCGTTCGCCTCGCAGATCGCGAAGGTCGAGTCGCTCCAGAACCCGAACGACTTCGGCAACTTGGTTCGTGGCCTGAACGTCTACGGCTACCAAGTGACGCAGCCGGACGCGGTCGCTCTGCTGCTCGCAGCGAACTAAGCAGCAGGTTGGGGCGGCTTGCGCCGCCTCTCCTCGACCTCTCTGGAGAGAAGCATGAGCAACGAAACTAGCATGGTGATCCTGGGGGAATGGGATCAGAACGCCAAGGCGGCGATTGCGGGCGACACCGCGAACACGCTGACGGCGACGGGTACCACGAACGCTGACGCGCTGCCGCTGCCGGCCGGCGTGAACCTGTTCACGACTGTCGCCGCGAACGCGGGCACGATCCTCAAGAACGAGGGTGCTGCGCGGAAGCTCATCTGCGTCGTGACCGGCGCGACGGGCCCGCTGAAGGTCTACCCGCCGGTTGGCGGCACGATCAACGGACTCGCCGCCAACGCCCCGATCTCGATCGCGGTGACGAAGAGTGCGCTGCTCGTCACGTCGGACGGCATGACCTGGGTCTCGGTCCTGTCGGCGTAATGCCCCGGGGGCTTCGGCCCCCACACAACTTGCGAAGCCGAGATGGGCACGATCACTGGAAAGCAGATCATCGACAAGGCGGCTATCCAGCTGCTCGATAACGCGAACACCCGGTGGACTCGCGCGGAGGTTCTCGCCTGGATCGACGACGCACAGCGCACGATCGTGCTCGTGCAGCCGAACGCAACCAGCACCACGGTCGCCATGAAGCTGGTTGCGGGCACGCGGCAACAACTCCCTGCGGACGGGCATCTCCTGCTCGACATCTACCGCAACATGGGCAACGACGGCAACAAGCCGGGGCGCGTGGTGCGTGTTGTCTCGCGCGAGTTGCTCGACGCGCACATGCCGACATGGCACTCCGGCGCGAAAAACGCAGTCACGCAGAACTACGTCTACGACGTGCAGGACCAGCTTGCCTTCTACGTCTACCCACCGGCGGATGGCAACAACTACGTCGAACTCAACTATTCGAAGGTCCCCGCCCCGCTCACGGACGAGACCGACACGCTCGACGTGGCCGACGTCTACGCCGCCATCGTGCTCGACTACGTCCTGTTCCGCACCAACGCGAAGGACGCTGAGTATGCCGCGGGCCTCGCGCTCGCGAATCAGTACTGGACCGCGTTTGCCGCCGCGCTCGGCATGAACGAGAAGGAAGAGACGTCGAACAACCCGAACCAGTCGATCCCGCCTAAGAACCAGCCTGTGCCTGGAGCAACCTCGTGAGCGAGAACTATAACTTCGGGGTCGACTATTCCCAGTTCCTGACGGAAGTGACGCCCTACGCCTCGGGCGTGCCTGAGTTCGTCGCAATCAACGCAGTCCGCAACGCGGTGATTGAGTTCTGCCGCAAGACGCACTACTGGCAGGAAGACCTCGACCCGGCGTCGGGTACCGCCAAGGTGCCGAACTACCCGGTCGACACACCCCCGAACACGGTCCTCGTGGACATCGTGGGGGCTTGGTATAACGGCACGCTGCTCGTCCCGAAGTCGATCGACGAGCTCTCGCAGATCTACCGCACGCTCGACTGGCGCACGATCGACGGCAACCCGGCCTATTACACGCGTGTGATCGAGCCGGAAATCATCCTCGTGCCGTACCCGACCGCGTCGCTCCCGAATGCGCTCACCATGCGCGTCGCGCTCGCGCCCACGCGCAACAGCACCTACGTCGACAGCGCGCTCTACGAGCACTATGTCGAGGAGATCGGCTTCGGCGCCCGCGCGCGCCTCTACAGCATGACGGGGCAGCCCTTCGCCAACGATGCCGACGCCAAGACCTACGCGCTCAAGTTCCGCGTCGCGATGGACAAGGCGCGCATCCGAACCAGCAAATCGAACACTCGCGGCAGCCAGCGGGTTGAATTCGTGAGGACAGTATGACTATCGCTACCGTTGACTTGGTGGCGGGTGACAACCTGCCCTTCATCGGCCTGCAGCTAACTGACGCGGCGACCGGGGATCCGATCGACCTCTCGCCGGTAGGCACGGCGGCCGTGGTGCAGTTCCGGCAGCTCAATGGCGCCGGCACGACGCCGCTCGCGGTCATCAACTGCTCCTACGTGACGGACGGGACCGACGGCAAGATCACGTTCAACTTCCCCGGCACCACGCTCGACGTGCCTCCGGGCCAGTACGAAGGGCAGATCGTCGTTACCTTCGGCTCGGGCAACGTGCAGACGGTCTTCGACCTGCTGCGCTTCCGGGTGCGTGCCGCATGACGATCAACGTCAGCCTCGTCAACGCGACGCTCACTGAGATCGAGAAGACGATCGCGGTGTCGGCGGAGATCATCGAGACGCGCGCTGCGGCGTCGTATCTCGAGATCCAGTGCTTCGTGTTCAATCAGGACACGCAGACGCAGCAGGACTTCCTGGCGCGCAGCGGGCTGCACACGCTGCTCCACGTCACCATGCCCGCGCCGGGGTACTGGTAATGTCGACGCAGTCCACCCTCGACACGTTCGTCTACGACGTCAACCTCGCGCACCAGATCATTCACGGTGACGCGAGCACGGTCGTCATGACGGACGGCGGCCCGGTGCGCTCGTTCGCGAAGGTCGAGGCGGACAACGAAGCGGCGATCTCGGACATCCTCTCCGGCTCGCTCGGCGACGCGGGCACCATCGACGGCAACTCGCAGATCCTCATCTCGACCCCGAGCGGCGCGCGACAGTCGATCCTGTCGACGCTCGCACAGTGGATCATCGGCTCCTTCATCGGTATCACGCAGACCGGCTCCGGCGCGACGCCGCTCACACTGCAGAGCGCGCTGCGCGTCCCGTTCAACGTTAAGCAGTTCGGCGTCGCGGCGGATGACTTGACGGACGATACGGTGGCGTTGCAGCGCGCGTTCGATGCGGCAGTGGCGGCCAAACGCGGGCTCGACCTGGGCGACGGCGTGATCCGCATCACCGCCCCGATTACGATCGGCGTGGACGACACCTCGGTCGTCACGGGGCTGTGCTTCTCCGGGCGCTCGCGCGGCGGGTCTACCATCAAGCAGATGACCGACAACGTGCCGATCTTTAAGATCCACGGGCACTTTGTCCACACGCTTGTGTTTGAGCGCATGACGCTGATGCACGCGAACATGCAGACGGGCAACACCCTCGCGGCGGTGTTCCGCATCGACGGACCGAGCGACGGTTCGATCTACAACTGCGTGTTCCAGGACATCGGCGGGTCGAACTTCTACTGGTTCATGGACTGCCAGACGGTGACGTGGTGGGGCATGACCTACCGCGACATGTGGCTCGGCGACTTCGCCGGTGGCGTCAATTACATCACGACCAACGCGGGCGAGCCGAACTGCCGCTTCGAACGCCTGTACATCACCTGCCAGAGCGCGGTGGAAGTCCTGTTCCGGCACGACGCGATGACGGCGCAGTACGACAACATCGAGGTCAACAGCGCTGACTCCGGCGCGGCCATGCTCTACGACGTCTCCGGCGGCACGCACGTCATCGGGCACTGGGCGCTCGAGGGCGCGACCTACGCAACCGACACCACGCTGTTCAACGTGCAGAACGGCGTGCTGATCGCCAAGTTCATCTACACCGAGACGCTTAGCATCCCGGCGGGCAAGACGGTCACGGCCTTCCACTGCGAGGGCACGCGCTCGTACATCAACGTCGAGTTCTTCAGCATCAAGGGGTTTGGCACCCTCGTGGGCAACTTCATAGCGGTGCTGAGCCCGGGCACGCGCTACGCACGCTTCAAGCAGATCCTGATGCCGTTCGCGTCGAACGTGATGCTCACCGACATGGGCGGGGCGGCATCGGCGGATTTCACGGTCGTCGAGGACTGGAACGATCCGGCGCGGATCGAGATGCAGGGCGACGCCAACGTGACGCTCTCCTACGACTCGGCGCTGCAGCAGGTGTTCGACGTTGCGCTCACGGCCGACCGCACGGTCACGCTGCCAGCGGACACGCAGCTCTTTAGCGGCCGGCGCTTCCGCTTCACGAAGACCAACACGTCGGCGCACTCGCTCACCGTGAAGAACTCGGGCGGCACGACGATCGGCACGATCGCAGCGAGCAACCGGGGGATCGTCGAGGTGGTGTTCCACCGCGGCGGCGGATCGGCGAGTCGCGCGTGGGTCCTCGCTGACCAAAGGACCTATTGATGCCAACGCTCGCTGATTCCGTATCTGAGTTCATCGTCGACACGGGCCTCGCGCACCAGATCGTGCATGGGGACATCAACACGACGGTGACGACCGAGGGCGGACCGGTCAAGTCGTTTGCCAAGCTGCAACACGACAACACGGTTGATTACTCTGACGCGCTGACGGCGGCGGTCAACTCTGCGGCGAGCGCGGCGGCCGACGCGGCGTTTGCTGCGGCCATCGCGGGCGCGTTCACCGAAGGCAACGCAATGGATTGCGGGACGATCACGGAAGTCAGCGTGGGCGTCTACGACATGGGGGATCTGACATGAGCACGACGCTCAAACTGCGGCGGGGCAACGCCACGGACCACGCGACGTTCGTCGGCGCGAGCGGCGAGGTGACGGTCGACACGGATTCGAACGGGCTGCATGTGCATGACGGCGCGACCCCGGGCGGCAATGTGCTCGCGATGGCGTCGTTTGCGACGTTCGCCGCGATGCCGGCGACGGTGCAGGGCATCGCGCTGGTCCTGGCGGACGAGACGAAGGGCGGCGGACCGACGATGTATTTCTTCAAAGGCGGCCATCGGTATTGGCTCGCAATGGTACAGGACGCTTAACCATGGCTGATTTTCCAGTAGTCGCCACCCCGGCGCACGTCACACCCACCGATCGCAGCGGGCTGGTTCACGGCCGACTGGCGAACGCGGCGATCATCGCGAGCGGCGCGAGCTACGCGGTCAACAACACGATCACCCTCGCGGGCGGGGCGGTGCTCAAGGTCGAGGCAGTGACCGCAGGCGCGATCACTGCCGTCTCGATCCAGAACGTGGGGGACATCGCGTTCGGCAGCATCCCGACCAACCCGGTCTCGCAGGTCTCGACGAGCGGCAGCGGCACGGGCGCGCAGTTCGAACTGACCTGGACGGGGCTGGCCACGCAGATGGTTGCGTCGAACGCGAGTCGCAAGTCGCTCGAGGTCATCAACCCTGGCACGCAAGTGTTGTGGGTGAGCCCGGTCGGTGTAGCCGCGCCCGGTGCTCCTGGCAGCCTGCCGGTCTATCCCGGCGGCTCGTGGTCGCCCCCGCTCCCGTACACCAGCGCGATCAGCGTCTACGGCGCCGCGGCTGGGCAACCTGCAACCATCTTCGAGGGGTAAGCATGGGACTCAGCAATCCTTCCCGACCGGGCCTGCGGCCTGTCCTGCGCACTGCGGTTGTGCTTGGCGACTCGATCACCGCAGCAAACGCCACGCTCGTGAATGGCATGTGGCACTTCGGGAACAGCTTCTCGGAGAAGGGCGTATGGCGCGCGGGCATGCGCGCGCTTTATAACGCGGGCGTCCCCGGCGAAAAGAGCTTCCAGATCGTCGCGCGCCTCACCTCGCAGGTGCTCGCGTACAACCCCGATGTCTGCATCATCATGAGTGGCACGAACGATGTGACATCGGGGTCGTTCGGCACGGCGGCGAACGCGGCCTACATGAATTACATCGAGCAGATGGTCACGGGCTGCCTGAACGCCGGCGTCCTGCCGGTCATCTGCGTGCCGCCGGCCAAGACGGGCACTCCCGACGCGTACAAGAATCGGTACTTCTACTACATGCTGTGCGAGTACTACGGCATCCCGCTGGTCGACATGTGCCAAGCCACGATCGACACGAACGACACGTTCGGCGGCTGGATCGCGAACCTCACGATCGACGGCACGCACCCGTCGAGCTATGGCACGGACCTGATGGCCGACCTGCTGGTGCCGGCGCTGCAGAACCCGTACACGCACAAGTTCTCGCGCCTGCCGTACTTCGGGGTCTTCCCGGAGACGGTGTTCGGCGAGATGTCGAACCTGCTCTACAACAGCAACTTCCTCCACCTGCACAGCGCGTCGCCGGTGAACGAGCCGGATGCGTGGTCGATCAACCAGACCAACGCGTTCCTCTCATACGAGGATGCCGCGTTCCCGTACACCGGCAAGACGGTTGTCTATCGGAAGACGGATCAAGCGCAGGTGCTGCTGCTCAATAGCAACAACGTCGACATCTCCGACGGGGGGTTTGTGCCCGGGGACACGATGTTCTGCTCGGTGCGCGTCGCGCTGCGCAACGTTGGCGCGCTTGATTACAACAAGGGCCTGAACGTGCAGATGCAGTTCAGCACGGGCGATTACCTGCAGTTCGAATCGAACTCGGGCATGAACGAGGACGTGATCTTCTCTGGCGAGGCGAAGGTTCCGGCTGGCACGACGTGGATCCAGATGAGCATCGCCACGAGTCAGTCGGGAGAGTATCGCGTCAACAACCCGACCATCATCAACAAGACCCGCTGGCAGGCGCTTTGGCAGCCGGGTAAGCAGTAAGGAGCGGGCATGACTGTCAAGATCAAGAACGCCGCGTTCGGCACGCTTGCGGGGAACATCTCCGCGGTGCAGACGACCATCTCGCTCACGTCGGGGCAGGGTGCGCGCTTTCCCGCGCTCTCGCCCGGTGACTGGTTTTGGGGCACGCTCGCCAATGCTGCTAACGTGCAGGAGGTTGTGAAGGTCACGGCGACTGCGGCTGACACGTTCACGGTACTTCGTGGACAGGATGGCACTACCGCATCGGCGTACCTCGCGGGCGACCGCTTCGAGTTGCGCACGCCGGCGGCGCTCTGGAACGACTTCGTCGACAAGCAGACGCTCAACACCCACATGACCGCGCTGTTCGCCGGCATCATTTCGCTGTGGTCCGGCTCGATCGCGAGCATCCCGGCGGGATGGCACCTGTGCGACGGCACGGCGGGCACGCCCAACCTGCGCGACAAGTTCATCGTCGGCGCAGGCAGCGCCTATGCGGTGGGTGCGACGGGCGGTGCGGCGACCTACAGCCTCACGGTCAACCAGCTGCCGGCCCACGGCCACGGCGTCACGGATCCGAGCCACGCGCACGCCGTCTACGACCCGACACACACGCACACGGTGAACGATCCGTCGCACACCCACTACGTGAATGATCCGGGGCACAACCACGCGATCAGCCAGTCGGGTCACGGCCACGGCCTCAGTGACCCGGGGCACGCGCACAGTATCTCGGATCCTGGCCACCAGCACGTTGTCCCCTACGGTGAGTCGATCAGTTACCCGTGGGGCACGTATGCGGGCTCGCAGCTCGGCTCGCACGGCGGCCTGGACAGCGATAACAACTGGCCCTACACGAGCCCAACCGGCACCGGCATTGGCATCTTTGGTTCGGGCACTGGCATGGGGGTCCAGGCGCAGATTGCCAACGTGAACAACGTTGGATCGGCCACCGGTGTCTACCTCAGCTATTCGGGCACGGGGACCTACCTCACTGCTCGAGCAACTGGCATCGGCATCTACGCCGCGACGACGGGCATCGCGATCCAGAACACCGGCTCGGGCGCAGCGATTGAGAACCGGCCGCCGTACTACGCGCTGGCGTACATCATGTACACCGGCACCGACATTACGTAAACTTGGAACCTGCTAACAAAACCACCGAACAGGGATTAACATGGACCTGAATACCTGGCTTTCGTTAGCCATTACGCTGCTCTTTACCGCAGTCGCCGGGGTTATCGGGGCCTATGTTAAGGGCGTTCGGGACGATCTGCGGCTCGCGGAAGAGAAGCACGATTCGCTGCAGAAGGCCCACACGGAGTTCCGGGTCGAGGTGGCAGGCGGCTATCTGAGGAAGGCGGACATGCAGGTCATGCTCGCTGAGTTTAAGCAGGACATGAAAGAGCTGATTGAGCAAGTTCGCGAAGACATCCGCGACAAAGTGAAGTAACCCCCTAACCTGTTAGCGAGTGGAGTGAAGAATGGCAATTTCGATTGAAGATTTCATCAAGCGCGTCGGTGCCGAGATCGTTGGCGGCAAGCTGATTATTGGCGAGATGCTCGAGCGCCGGCACATCGGCACGCTGTATCCGACGACCGAACTGACGGATGAGGGCAAGGAACTGCTCGCGCTGCACGACAAGCAGGCGGCAGACGAGATCATTGCGAAGGGCAAGGGCTCGAAGAAGGCCGCCGCGCCCGCGCCGATCAGCCTCGCTGAAGCAGCCGCCAACGTCGCCGCAGCTGGTGACGGTCCCGCAACTGCCGAAGGAGCAAAGGAATGACTCCCTACGATCCCGCGCTTCTGAAGGCCGAGCTCACGCGCGATGAAGCGCGCCGGCCGCGTATCTACACGGATACGGTGGGCAAGGTCAGCGGCGGCATCGGCCGCAATCTCACCGACAAGGGCTTCCGCGATAGCGAGATCGATCTGATGTACCAGAACGACATCGCCGAGACCGAAGCGTGGCTGGACCATGAGCTGCCCTGGTGGCGCACGCTGGACCCGGTCCGGCAGCGCGTGATGATGAACATGGCGTTCAACATGCAAGGCCGCCTGCTCCAGTTCCAGGACTTCCTGGCCGCTGCGAAGAAAGGGGACTGGACGAAGGCCGCGGACGAGATGTTCGACAGCAAGTGGGCCAAGCAAGTCGGCGCGCGCGCAACGCGCCTCATGAAGATGATGAGCACGGGAGCCGTATGAGCGTTGATAAAGTCCATGAGCAAGCCGAGCACTTCAGCCAAGACGTGCTCTACCCGGCGCACGAAGAACGCACCGAGTCGTCCGAGTTCCGCAAGAACAAGCGCCTACTCGTCAAGCAGCTTGATGTGCCGTGCTGGATCTGCGGCTCGCGCGACGCGCGTGAAGTCCACCACCTGTTCGAATGGTCGCTGTGGGCGGCTCTCGATCACGAGAAGGTGCTCGACACGCTGCACGTCTTCGACCCGTACGGGTACACCCACAAGATGGGCGAGCAGGCGATCGAGTCGCCGGACGACGTCCGCAACCTGCTGGTCCTCTGCGGCCATCACGAGGTAGCCGGCGTGCCGGTACCGGGCGGCCACCACCGTGGCGTCAACCTCGGCGTGCATGACATCACCCTGCCGATCTGGCTCGCGCTGCGCGCCGTGAAGAAGGGCGTCGAGATTGTGAAGGCGATCGCGCATGTGAAGAAGGAAGACGCGAAGCTGCGCGGCACGCGGACGACGAAGGAGTAGCCATGTTCACCACCGTCAAGAAAGTCCTGAAGGACTGCAGCACCGACGAGTATGGGCATGACTACGAGCTCACCGGCATCTCCGGCACCGTCGGCTTCATCGTCGGCATGGCGCTGTACGCGGTGAGCCAGCTCACGACGTGGCTGCCGAAGTTCGACCTCGTCCAGTACGCGACGGGCTTTAGCGCCCTCGTCATCGCGACGGGGATCTCGCAGCGCGTCAAGCCCGCTGCCATCGTGCCAGACGTCTCGAAGGGGCCGTGATGCTCGCATTCATTCCGCTGATCGGTAAATTCCTCGCTGACAACTGGCGCGCGGCGGCCGTCCTGATTCTGACGACGGCCCTCTTCTTCGCCGGCTGGCACTACGGCGCGCGCCATGTGCAGACCCAGTGGGATGCCGCGAAGCTCGCCCAGGCCAAGGCCGTCGCCAAGGTCGAGGTGAAGCAGGCTGCCGTCACCGAGAAGGTGGTGACGCAGTACGTTGACCGCGTCCAGGTCATTCACGAACAGGGCAAGACCCTAACCAAGCAGGTGGTGAAATATGTCCCGCTATCTACTCCTGATCTGCCTTATGGCTTCCGGCTGCTCCACGATGCCGCAGCCACAGGTGTGCCCCTTCCCGAAACCCCCGGCCGCCTTGATGGCCCCACCGTTCCAGCTGCACAAGTTGCCGGCACCATCGTCGACAACTACACCGGCTGCCGCGCAAACGGTGAGCAGGTAAAGGCGCTGCAGGACTGGATCAACGGAGAAGCGGGAGCATCGAAATGAGTGAATACATCTACTTTACGTTCCTGCAGGTGCTGTTCACCTACCTGCTCGCGGTGCCGCTCGCGCCGCTGATCGCCTTGTTCTGCAAGGACGATGGCTACTTGCCAAGCTGGCTGTGCTGGTTCCAGACGTTCGACGCGCCGCTCGACGCTGGCTGGCGCGACGGCTACTTCCTGCCCGCAGGTGCGCCCGCGCCGATCGGCTGGGAGAAGTGGTGGCTGCGCGTGAGGTGGCTCTGGCGAAACCCGGCATACGGCTTCTGCTACTGGCCGCTTGGGCTTCCCTACGATCCGAAGGAGTGGGTGATTACCCTGCTCGTCCACGAGGGCGCGACGCTCACCGAGTTCGAAGCGCACACGCTTGACGGCCGCCACTTCTGCCACACGAATAGCGGCGGGCTGAAGCTTGGATACAAGCTCTGGTGGGCGCTCGACGCCAACTTCAAGCTGATCGACAAACTTCCAGACTCGCGCGGGCCGGACAACCGCCTGCCGATCTGCTTCACGCCGAAGTTCAAATGACCACGATCGCTCTCGACGGCTTCTCCGGCATCATCCCGCGCTCGGGCATCTCGCGGCTCGGGATGATGAACGCCCAATTGGCGCGCAACGTGAAGTTGCAGTCGGGAGAGTTGCGCCCTTGGCGCAAGCCGGTATTCACGTACCAGCCGATCAACTCGGCCGTCAAGACGATCTACCAACACTACAACCCGGCGGCCAACCAGACCCGGTGGCTGACGTTCGACTCGGACGTGGACATCGTTGCGGGCGTGCTGGCGGACAGCAGTGACTGGCGGCTCTATTACACGAGCGACGGCTTCTCGCCGCGCAAGACGCACTGGGGGCTGAGCACCTGGGCGGATTCGAACCCGGGCTACCCGTACCCGGGGCTCTACTACAACATGGGCGTGCCGGGGCCCACGGCCGCGCCGACGCTCTCGGCATCGGGCGGCACCGCGCCGACCGAGACGCGCGCCTACGTCTACACGTTCATCAACGAGTTCGGCACCATCGTCGAAGAGTCCGCGCCGAGCCCCGCCGCGACGGTGACGTGCAATAGCTCGGGTGCCACGGTCACGCTCTCGGCCCTGCAGGTGCCGCCGGTCGGCGCCTACAACTATACGAAGATTCGCATCTACCGGACGGTCACGGGTACCGCCACGGTCTCGTACCAGTTCGTGAAGGAGATCGCGCTCCCCACGACGTCCACGACTGATGCGCTCACCGTCACGCAGCTTGGCGAGGTGCTCACCTCGACCTTCTACACCCCGCCGCCATCGGACATGCGCGGCCTCGTCGAGATGCCCAACGGCATGCTCGCGGGCTTCACCGGCAACCAGATCTGGTTCTGCGAGCCGTACAAGCCGCACGCGTGGCCCGTCTCCTATATGCAGACGACCGAGTATCCGATCGTCGGGCTCGGCGTCTTCGGCACGTCGCTCTTTGTCGGCACCGAGGCGAACCCGTATCTGCTGACTGGATCCTCGCCCGCGGCGATGAGTTCGGAGAAGCTCTCGGTGCTGCAGCCCTGCACGAGCAAGCGCTCGATCGTCTCCGACCAGTGGGGCATCGTCTACTCGAGCCCGAACGGACTGATGGCGATCGGCCCCGGCGTGCAGGATCTGATTACGCAGGCGCTATACACGCGCGACGAGTGGCAGGTGCTGAACCCGGTGTCGATCGCGGGACTCCTCTACAACAACATGTATATGGGGTTCTTCAACAACGGCACGGGCCCGACCTCGGCGTTCGTGTTCTCGCGCGCGGACACGCCACCACTGGCGACCTACGACTTCCCGGCGACAGGTGTGTATATCGACCGGCGCAACAGCAACATCTACGCGGTGAGCGCTGACGACAACGCCATCTACCAGCTTGACGCGGACCCGCACAACGCGACGATCTTCCAGTGGAGGAGCCGGCTGTTCCAGATGAACGAGCCGACCAACTTCGGCGCGCTCAAGGTGAAGGCTGACTACAGCTATATCCAGGGCGGCCTTGCCTACAACAACCAGATCCAGGTCGACCTCGCCTACAACCTGTCGCTGTTCAACGCGCGCGTCGCCGGCGGCCAGTCGCTCGGCGGATGCCCGAACGACATCATCGTGGACAACCTGATGATTAACGGCAGCGACCTGCGGCCGATTGTCGAGCCGGAGGACGTGCGCAGCATCCAGGTGGCGGCGTTCGCCGACGACCAGCTGGTGTTCGAAATCGGTGTGACCTCGGACGATCCGGTGCGGCTGCCGGCCGGGTTCAAGGCGACCCATTGGGAACTGCTCATCACCGGCAACACGCCGGTGCGGCGCGTGACCATGTCCACCACCATCGATGAGCTGAGGAAGCAATGAGCGCGATCAAGAAGCCGTCGATCCCGACCACGTCGCACCTGTCGCCGGACATCGCGAAGATCGTCAACGCGCTGAAGGAAAACGTCGAACTAATGACCGGCGCGCGGCACGGTGCAGTGCCTCTCGTGGCGCTGCCGGTCACCGCGACCACCGCGCAGATCATCGCCACCATCAACACCATCATCCAACGGCTTAACACGAGCGGTTCGTAGTGTTCAAGTTAGCAGGTTGGTGCTATAAAGTGAGCTAGTTATGGCATTGGAATATGTGTATGGCGAGGACGAGAGGGTGTCCAAGTGGGCCGCTGATCGCATCGGGGTGACGTTCCAGAAATGCACCGCGATCGGCGTCGAGCGCAACGGAGTCCTGATCGCAGCGGTGGTCTACGACCGCTACTCCGGCAATGACCTGTGCATGCACGTCGCGGCGGTGCCCGGTGCCAAATGGGCCACGAAGGAGGCGATGTTCCGGTTCTTCTCCTACCCATTCCTGCAGCTGGGCGTCGAGCGGGTGACGGGGCTCGTGGCAACCGGTAACGCCGCCGCGCGCAAGTTCGATGAGCACATCGGGTTTGTTTATGAGGGGACGATGCGCCGCGGCATGGCGGATGGCACCGACCTGATTGTCTACGGAATGTTGCGCGACGAATGTCGATGGATTAAGCCATGAGCCTTTTTCGATACCTGCAGAAAGCCAAGTACGGTGTGTGGGCAAACCCGCACGGCAAAGGTGGAGGTGGTGGGGAGATCCCGCCGCCGCCGCCCGTCGACCCGTCCGTAGGCAAGGCGCAAGGCGCGCTCGACCAGCTCTCGCAGGCGCAGCTGAAAGCCTACATCGACCAGTACGGGCCGCAGATCCAGCAGATGATCGCGCAGCAACAGGCCACGACGCAGGACCAGACGGGCCAGATGCAGCAGCAGGCCAACACGTTCCAGCAGCAACAGCAGGGCCTCTACGATCAGGCGAATACGTTCTACGGCCAGCAGGACGCGCTCGACCAGCAGGCTCAGAACTACCAGAACCTCGGCGGACAGTATCGCGACCAGCAGGCTGCGATGATGACGGCCGCGCAGCAGTACCAGCAGCAGGCCGCGGCGTATCGCCAGCAGCAGGCGGGGTTCAACGCGACCGGGCAGCAATACACCGACGCCTACGGCCAGACCTTCCTGCCCGCTGCTCAGCAGATGATGCAGGAGGCGAACAACTACGACTCGGACGCCAACTACCAACAGCAGGCGCAGCTTGCCATTGGTGACGTGAACGACACGATGAACGCCGCGCAGGCCGCGTCGATGCGTCAGATGCAGGCTGCCGGCGTGAACCCGGCGTCTGGTGCTTACCAGAGCATGTGGAACGGCAACCAGATCAATCAGGCAGCGCAGCAGGCAGCAGCGGCGACTCGCGCGCGCATGGCCGCGCAGCAGCTCGGCTGGAACATGAAGACGCAGGCGCAGCAGATCGGCGCCACGCTGCCGGGGTACGCCGCGCAGCAGCAGACGCTCGGCCTCGGCGCCGGCCAGCTTGGGCTCGGCTCGCAACAGCTTGGGCAGTCGCAGCAGCAGCTTGGGCTCGGCATGGGTCAGCTCGGTCTCGGCGCGGATCAGCTCGGCCTGTCGTCGCAACAGCTTGGCCAGTCGGCGGGCAATCAGGGTCTCGCTGCCACGCAGCTGGGGCTCAACGCGGGCAGTCAGGCGGTCAACACGAACGGCCAGATCATCAACTCCGGCCAGATGGCGCTCAACGGCGCGCTCAACGCGAGCAGTGCGAACAATCAGGCGTACTCGACGGCAGCCGACATGCAGAAAGGCGTCGGCCAGCTTGGCACGAGCGTCTACGGCACGCAGATGCAGGGCTACAGCAATCAGGTGCAGGCTCAGCAGCAGCTGAACGCGCAGGAGTCGTCGGGGCTGGGCGGAATGCTCGGCGGCATCGGCGGCATCGGCGGCAACCTCTTGGGCGGCCTGGGCGGTGGCGGCAGTAGCGGCGGGAGCAGCAGTGGCGGTGGCAGCAGTTCAAGCCCCAGCGGTCTCAAGGGGGCCATAGGCGGGGCCTCGACGGGTGCCTCGATTGGCGGGTATTTCGGCCCGTGGGGCGCTGCGATCGGCGGTATCGGTGGCGGCATCCTCGGCGCGTTCGGCATCGGCCTCGGTGGCGGAGGTGGCGGTGGCGGCGGAGGAAGCGGCGCGGCGGCGGGTGCGGCGACTGCAGACAACAACTGGGGAGTCGGCGCCAACTCCTTCGGCTTCACGTAAATCGAGAAACGACATGACGATTGACTGGGCTATTGCGGGCGGTGCGGCCATGAAACAGGGCCTCGCTACGTATCAGGGCCTCGCCGACACCAAGCAGACGCAGCTGAAGAATCAAGCCATCCAGATGGACATGGATAATCAGCGCGCGCTGCAGCAGGACGTGCAGGGCCTCGACCCCACTTCGCCCACGTATAACCAAGACGTGCAGACGGCGATGGCGCGGCACGGCGATCCGCTCAAGGCGGCGCAGTTCGGCAACCAGTCCGCGCAGGGCACCGGGCTGCAGCTTAAGAACGACCAGACCCGCAGCATCATGGACGTGGGCAAGGCGGCGCACGACTTCTACAACGGCGTCACGCAGCAGGTGGGCTCGGGCGACCTCGCCGGCAGCGCCACGGCGATCGCCAACAAGGCGCGTGAGCTGAACCTCCCCGTGCAGTTTGACCAGACCGGTTCGAAGATGGCCGTCATGGGCCCGAACGGACAACCCACCGGGCAGGTCTACGACCTGACGGATCCGCACGTCCAGTACGCGGCGGCCGGGTTCCTGCAGAACGCGATGATTAAGACGGGGTTGCTCCAGGCGGACCCCGCGATGTACCCGCAGGTCCAGAACGCGGACTCGCAGGCGACGTCGGCCG